GTGAAAGTGCTGTTATGAATAATGCCACTTATATTCAGTACTTTAATAGGTTAGTAGAATTAAGTGTTAGCATGTTTGAATGGCAAGGGTTACCAGAAACCGTTGACCCTAGATATTTAGAATTACATTTATTTCAGAATGGAAGTATGGTGTATTTTAGGGATGAGGTAATGGGAGATTTATGCCTAGACTGCATAGCAAACGGTCAGTTTGATGTATACGGTAATCCTATTTCAAGACGTGCATATTCCAGTTATAATCAGTACCAGAAAACATTGAATGAAAGTGACAGTGTTATTATCTGGAATAACTATTTACGTCAGCCAAGCGTTCTGGATGTTAAAATGTTCGCTAAAAGACTATATAATCTGGATAGAATTATTGATGTAAATGCGAACGCACAGAAAACACCAGTATTGGTACAGGGAACAGAAAAACAGCGGTTAACTTTAGTTAATTTGTATAAGGAATTTGACGGAAATGCGCCTTTTATATTTGGGGATAAGAATTTGGACTTGAATAGTTTGAGGGCTATTAGCACAAATGCACCTTATGTTGCTGATAAACTGTATCAGTTGAAAACGCAGATTTGGAATGAAGCGTTGACTTATTTGGGTATTAGTAATCTGAATATACAGAAGAAGGAACGAATGATTACTGATGAGGTGCAGAGGAATCAAGGTGGAACGATTGCTAGCAGGTATAGTAGGCTAGAAGCTAGACGGGAAGCTGTTGATAAGATTAACAGAATGTTTGGTACTGATATTAGTGTTGATTATCGTGAAGATTTGCAGATTACTAATAACAATGTAAATGTCACTGGTAATAATGAAGGCGGTGTGTAGATGATTAGTATTGTTGGTGTTATATTGGTTGTTATAGTTGCTATCTTTATTGTTGAAAATGAGGATTAGAATATGAGTAAATATACAACTGAGGTTCGATTTGTCTGCGAAAATATGAGTGGACTAGAGAGTAGTACTGGTGCAGATAAAGTAGACGAGATTATTAGTAAAAGTTGGAATAAGATTTTTACTAGCAAAGTGCAAATATTTGATGAAAGCTATAGGCAAGTTATTTGCAGTAAGATTTTAAAACATTACTATTTGAGGGAGATTTGTTCTGAGACAGTGGGTATTTGGAAGCTATGGATGAACGAACGACTTGAGATGATAATGGGGTATTATAATAAGCTGTATGAAAGTGCTAGGTTGGAATTTGACCCTTTGAAGGATGTTAATTATAGCAGAACTTATAACAAGACTGGTAGTGATGTTGGTACAGGTAGTAGAAGCACTGAGGGGAGTAATAGTGGCACTGGTGAGAGTACACAGACAAATACTAACACGAGTAAAACTGTTGATAAGTACGCGGATACACCACAGGGGGCGCTTGATAATGTGGAGAGCGGAACTTATTTGACGAATGCTAGAGTTGTGAATGTTGATAACAATGGTAGTTTGAAGGGGTCGAATAAGAGTAGTGAAAGTTATTCGGATAGTGAGAATAGCAGTAGTAGCATGAATAGCACTGAGAAGTATGTTGAAAGTATTGCAGGTAAGATGGGTACAGCTAGCTATAGCAAGATGTTAAATGAGTACAGGAGTACGCTATTGAATATTGATGCTATGGTAGTGAATGAGTTTAGTGATTTGTTTATGCAGTTATGGTAGAAGGGAGATGTATAGAATGAGAGATATGCCATATTTCAGTTTCTGGTGCTATAAGGTTTTACCTCTTGTATATGATAACAGTTTAAGCTATTATGAA